TTGAAGATATACAAAACAAAAAAACCAATGTACAAGCAAGTATGAGTTCTTGGTTTATGCACGAACACAATTCAGAGTTTATGAAACTGTGTGACTACGCAGTACATCTTGGAACAGAGAACTCACCCAGCAAAGTTGAGTTGATGCCGTATGACTGCTGGGTTGCAAGTTATACAAAAGGTGATTGGACAAAACCACATGACCATTGGCCTGCTATTTGGAGTTGGGTATACAATGTTGATTGTTGTGATTCATGTGCGCCGTTAGTGTTTCCAGATGCTAAACAAGAAGTTGTTCCTAAGAAAAATACAATGATAATGTTTCCCGGCTGGGTAAAACATTCTGTACCCAAACATCAATGTGACCACGAAAGAATTGTCATTGCTGGCAATCTAGGTCTTAATCCTTATTGGATGACTGAACGTCATAAAACTAGTGGTCAAGACATTGCAAAGAAATATGAACTAATTGCGAAAGCTGCCTATAATAATATTCAGCAACCAGAATAATCTTTCCATACAATCCTTATAAATAGTAAAAAATGTTAGTAAAGGATTATTATGTCGGAGCAAGGTTATTTTATGGGCCAAGACGGATTTGTCTGGTTCGTAGGTGTTGTAGAAGATAGGAACGACCCAGATCAAACTGGTAGGGTTAGAGTTCGGTGTTTAGGATTTCACTCAGATAGCATAGTTGAACTCCCAACGACAGACTTGCCGTGGGCTCACGTTATGCACCCTGTCACAGATGCAGCAATGCATGGTCTTGGCAACTCTCCGTCTTTTCTCGTTGAAGGTAGTTGGGTAATTGGTTTCTTTAGAGATGCTATAGAGAAACAACAACCAGTAATTATGGGTTCTTTGCCGGGCACACCTCAAGCAGCTGCTGACCCTCAACTTGGATTTAACGATCCTCGCTCTCCCGAAAGTCCACAAGCAGAATATATTGGTCATCCTTTCTATGGTTCATATCCTGTTGATGGAGAATTTTATACTACTAAGTCTGGTCACGAAGTAGGAGAACCCGATACTAGTAGACTAGGTAGAGGTAGAGCATCAGAGTCACACAACTCTCTTTCAGCACGAAGACGTAATCGTTTGCGTGGCGACCCAGCAATTGTTGACCCCACAGTTGGAGTTGATGATGACAGTGAAGTAACAGATGAACTCAAAAGGCCTAAGGGAACAGGTGTTCCTACCGCAACACAACCCTATCTTTTAGCTACATCTGATTTTGCGGTTCAAGAAGAACGCGGTTTCTGGGACGAACCACAACCCAAGTCAATTCAAAAAGATGAAAACCCATACATCTCTGCAGCGTATCCATACAACCATGTCTTTGAAAGTGAAGCTGGACACATAAAAGAAATAGACGATTCGCCTGGAGCTGAACGATTGTTTACACAACACAGCAAAGGTACGTTTGAAGAAATACACCCAAACGGTTCAAAGGTTGTAAAAGTTGTTCACGACAACTATGAGATTATTACTGGAGACAGTAATATCGTTATTAAGAAAAGGAGAAACAAGAAAAATGAGGAAGTAGCAGGTAATCTTACTATTACGGTTGAGGGGGATTGCAGACAATTAATTAAAGGTGATTACCATCTTGAAGTAGAAGGTAATTACACAGAGAAGATACATAAGAACCATAGAGTTAAAGTTGGAGCTGGAACAGGTGGTGGTAATCGTGAAGAAGAAATTAACGGCAGCCATTCTTTTCAAGTAATGAATAGCGTTAAATGCAGAGTCAAAGAAGATATGGATATTGTCATTGATGGAAAGGAATTTAAAACTGTAGGTGGATCAAGCGGGTCTTTGATTCGCGGTGACTACGCAGTAACATCTCTTAAAAATATAAGCTTATTAGCAAAAGACCAATTATCAGCAACTACTATTTCTGGAATTATGTCCTATATTTCTGGTAGCAAATTGAATATGAAGTCAGTAAATACCATGACAATCAAATCTGAACTTTTGGGGGTAGGCAGCTCACTTACATTCTCTGGTGTTGGAAGTTCCATTGCCGCTTCTGGTATTGGAAGTACTGTTACTGCTAAGAATGGTTTGGGTGTTGCAATCGAACTTACAGGTCATATTCATCCTCAACCCAATGATTCTGATGGTGATGCACAGTTCCCTACTTTGGCGCCTATTGCTTAGGAGATTATAAATGGCAAATTTTACAACACCAAATTTAGCAGGAACAAACGCACAGTTCAATTCAGTTCTCAGTACATTTGATTCTATAAAAAGTCAAGTTGTTGCTGGACTTGAATTAGATGCGTCTATTATTGTTGCCACATTAACCACTTCTGTTGTAGGAAATTTGGCATCTCAACTTGTAGATTTAGTTCCTGAGCTTCCAGAGTTGCCAAATTTAAATTTGCAATCAGAAATGTCCTCACTTCTTGATATCGATCAAAGTACTTTAGCAGGACAATTAGAGTTTGCAAATAAAAAAGCAGCATTAGAATTTCAGTTTGGAGAAGGACTTACTGCTGGTGGTTATGATTTAGATACTTTAACTACCAATGCAACTGCTGCTAAAATTGCGGCGTTAACTGTTGCTACAGATATTGCCTTTGCAACTACAGCGTTTTCTGATGCAAGAGGAGAGGTAACATCTTCTTTGGATACTGCACTTGATGCTTCTCTAAAATTAGATAGGAGTAATATTACAAATCCAACAACACTTATTAATGATTTATCTACATCAACTACCTCAGCGATATCTGCACTTTCATCTCAAGCATCATCATTCCAATCTCTTACAGATGCAAGAGGAGCTGGAATAAGAATTCAAGATGTTGTTCCAAACTTTGAAGTGCTTGCAGCTGGTGGAGTTGCATTTGAAAAAGCATCTGCGGTTTTACAACCAACTGTAGATACTGTAAAAGAAGAAGTATCCACAGTAGAGTTAAATAAAAAACTTGAAGAAGGAAAAGTAGAACTAGAGAAAACTTTGGAACAGTTTGAAAGAGATACTCCAAAAGTCCTTCCATCAGTAAATGCTGGTGCGTTTACGGTGACAAAGAAATCAAAGAAGATTACTATCACAAATATTCCAGATGAAACTACTGTGATCTCATCTGCCGGCGAAACAAAAGAATTTCAACAAGACGGTGCAACTATTACTTCAACTGTAACAACAGCAACTGAGTCTGTTACAAAGGTTACTACAACTAGTGGTGGGGAAACAAATTTAAGGGCAAATGTAGCTCCACACGGATTTTCTAGAAGACCTACTAACAAAATAGAAAAAATATTTCAAACTGCAGCAAAAGATAATCCAAATACATTCAAAACAGAAACTAGAACATGGACGGATGCGAATGGTAATAGTGGAACGGTCAAAATTGATATTATTACATTATCTGATAAAGCTGTTAAACTCACGGTAGTTAGAGGAAGACCATCAGGTAAATCCTTACCCAGAGTAATATCAGCTGCAGGAAATCCTCCGGCATACGGTGATGTATATTCGGTAGATAAAAATGGTAGAATTTTAATAGGTTGGGCTGACTCAAACGGAAATGCACCTTTAGAAGACGGTACTTTTGCAAATGGTATTTGGGTTAGACGGAGATACTACGATGCCACAGGTGCAAAACCTGATAAAATAACAGGAAAAAAAGACGAGTTTATTTACAAAGTATCATACCAATACAACGACAACTATGACCCAACATTTAATGGAAATGAAGAATCAGTTAAAGATAAAGGAAGTCCTAAACAAGAGAGTAAAATTAAATAAACAATCGGTGAAGTATTGTTATAAATAAAGTATAGGAGTAGAACATGCCAACACCAACAGCATTTAGAGATGCCCAAAGTTTGAACAATATTGACCGCAATGTTCGTCAATATAAAGACTTGGATTTATTCTTTGTTAGAAAGAAATTGTCTTCAAAAGATGGTGATGGTGCAGTAACAGTAAGTGGTGCAAAATCTGATATTGAAAAAGTAACAGACATTACAGCTGTAAAGCGTTCTATCCGAAATCTAGTATTAACTAATCATTACGAAAAACCTTTTCACCCAGAAATTGGCTGTGGTGTAAGAGAAATATTATTTGAATTGATGACTCCTATTGCTGCACATCTTTTGACTAGAAAAGTAGAAGATGTTATAACTCAATATGAACCAAGAGCACAATTGGTTGGTGTTAAAGCAACACCAGATTTAGATCGCAATGCGTATGAGTTGACTGTAGAATTTTATGTCTTAAATGCCCCAACCGAGTTAGTAGACCTAACCGTACTATTAGAGAGATTGCGATAATGGCAATAAACACAAAAAGATTAAATGTAACAGAGTTTGACTTTGATGAGGTTAAAGATAACCTTAAAGTTTTTCTATCTGGACAAACAGAATTTACGGACTATGATTTCGAAGGTTCTGGAATGAACGCACTACTAGATGTTCTTGCATACAACACTCATTATCTGGGTTTCAATGCAAACATGTTAGCAAACGAAATGTTTCTAGACAGCGCATCTCTTAGGTCAAGTGTAGTTTCTCATGCAAAAACTTTAGGGTATATTCCTAACTCTGCTAGAGCTGCGGTTGCAACAGTCAATATTATATTGAACACAACTTCTGTAACTAGTGCAACTATGCCAGCTGGAACGATATTTAATTCATCTGTAAATGGAACAGACTATCAGTTTGTCACAGCAGATGCAGTAACATCATCTAATACTGGTTCTTCGATTCCTTTTGTTTTGACCAAAATCTATGAAGGAACTTTTGTAACAACCAGATATAATGTAGATTCAACAGATGCAGACCAAAGATTTCTTGTTCCCAATAGACGAGCAGATACTTCTACATTAAAAGTTGTAGTGCAGAATTCAAGTTCTGACAGTACATCCACTACTTTCACACAAGCAACAGATATAACACAAGTCACTTCTGAAAGTGATGTTTATTTTTTACAGGAAGTAGAGAACGGAAAGTTTGAAGTATATTTTGGTGATGGAGTTATTGGTACTGCATTGTCTGATGGTAATATTGTAATCCTTACTTGTGTTGTTAGTAATACTACAGCCGCAAACGGTGCATCTATTTTCAAATCAAATGCTGGAATTGCAAGTGTTTCTGATGTATCGGTTGAAGTTGTAGATGTTGCAAACGGTGGTTCAGAACCAGAAACTATTACTTCTA